ATAGGACCTGCACCAAACGTGTTATATCCAAATCCAATAATGCTATCGCCCATAACGGCAGGGGCGTATTGCGCTTGTACGGTTTCTTTTTTATTGGTTATACCCAAAGCAGACAATAGACCCATATATATACTTTATACCATAAATAGGACTTATGGTGCAAGTTAGACAAAGATTTGCGCGGTTTGTTGCGGACGTGTCAACTGGCTTACGACCATAGCCAGAGATATTGCAGCTGTTACATCGCCTGCGGATTTACGTCTAATAATGCGCCATCCAGCATCTGAGGTTTTAGCAGCACAGTTATTTAGGTGTTGCACTAAATCTGCCTGGCCACTATGCACCATCCTGCCGTTAGCCATAGCATCTGATAAGTCTGAACACGCCTGGTAAAACGCTTGACCAGATACATCTTGCATGCGCCATCCGCTTTGCTCTAAACGTGTGGCTATTGACTGTGTGGCGTACTTGTCAAAGCAAATAATGTGTGGATGGTATTTACGCGCCCACTCATTTATGTCACTTGCCATTTTGACTTCATCTATTGCAATATCACTATGCCACAGCTGTGCAAGTCCTACAGCTATTTTGTCGTTTTTCATTTGTCCCATAATTAACGCACCTGATCTGCGTGTAGGTGCAATATCAAAGGCCATTATAGTCATAGGCCCGACAGGAATTTCTAATGTGCTATCACTGCATGCTTCAATAGATCCATACACCCAGGGACTTACTGCACTATCTACCCACTGGCATAACATCTCAGTGCGTGTAGCTTCTATGCTGTTTGTGTTAACCGATTCTTCTAACGTTTCTTCTGTAATTAAATGACCTAATGCTGGATTAGCCATAGCCCAGGCTTTGCGATCATGTATTTTGCAGTGCTGTGGTGCGCTGTATTCGTAATAACCTAAATTATCTGGTGGATAAGATTTGCAACGTTCTACTAAATCATTAAGTACCGTACTAAATCCGTCACCTGCGTTGCTTGTCATTAAAGTCATGGCCGCTGGCCTTGCTCGGGTTACTGGCAGTGCTGCAGTATAAGCTTCTGGTGTCCACTCACGTAATTCGTCTATGTATAGGAAATCTGCAGTCTTTCCACGCGGTGCATCTCTAGTAGCAGCTGCTATTTCATAGCGTGCGCCATTATTTAATGTAATAGATTCTTGACCGTTAGCAAGCCGTATCTGTCTTATTTGTTTCAATAAAAACTCATTATCTTGTATTGTGTAAGCAACCTGCCTAAATGTATCTAATGCCATATTACGATTAGAAGACATGCCTAATACGTTTTTAGATCCCCATAAGAATAAATGTGACAGTATGAGCATGCGTGCTAAATGAGTCTTGCCATTTTGACGTGCAACAAGTATTAAAGCTGTTTTTTTGCGCCACATACCAACATCATCTACAGCTAGTAAATCATTTAATACCCAGCGTTGCCAAGGAATAAGCGGTAAGCCTATTTTGTCGGCTAGATCTGCTACTTCTTGTGATTTAGATGGCCCAGTTAATAAAGGCGTGTGGATTCTAGGCTCAGTGCTGCCAATTAGCCCGACCCCTCGTAACGTCTGTTTTACTTCCGCATCATTTTGCATCGAAGTTAAGCGTATCAGGTTTAATAAATGGTGAATCTGGCACTGTTCGGACCGTCTCAGGGAGAGAAGGTTCAGAAAAGACAGGGGGGGTCGCCTTATGGCTAAAAAAACGACCACCTTTAGAGCTGTTACATGATTTACACATAGACTGCAAGTTATCAGGTGCCCACATATCGCCACCCTTGACACGTGGAATGATGTGATCTACTGTGTGTGCAGGCTTATTGCAGATAGCACACTGCCATCCATCTCTGTCAAGTATGGTAATGCGTAGTTTCTTCCACTTGCCACTACCTATTGCTTTGTTACTCAATACCAACCCTTAATCTTATGATGAGCGAGTGCATTACAAGGATTAGAGTAACGCTTCTTTATGTACCTTAATTGCCAATCTATCTGTTTATATCCATCTACTGTAGATAGGTACTTAGACCTACCTTGTGGTATACCGTAATGACTACCATTCCTGGCTTTGGGATTCCACCTAGATTCTTTGTAATTTAACTCATCTAAACAGTAAAACTGATCTATATCATTAAGCTGTATAAATGCCCATTGACGGTAATGATTTGTAGTCTCTTTAGCAACGGAATAATCTTTTGAAAAGCAACTGATAAATGCAATTAGCATAAAGGTCGCCCAAACTCTGCGCCTTCCGAGTCTAGCCGTTGGCGACTCAGCTTTTCGATTTAAGATCGAACGCTTTTTTAGGGTAGCACACATATGCAAGTCCTTTCAACATAGATAGCAATAGCATCTCAATATGTGGACAGTGATCTGCAACACACTAGGCGTAGATCATCTGTGTCAATCCAAGTCTCATCGTAACCAGCCTCACTCATGGCTTAGATCCCCAGCCTCTACCCTTGAACACAATGCCTGGTGCTGAGTAAAGGCGATTCATAATGGTCATGCATTTAGGGCATTCCATGATGGGTAGATTATCTAAATAAGAACTGCTGGTAGATGCATACGTGCCACATTCGGCACAACTGTATTCATATAATGGCATTACTTAGCCCCTATCAATGCACAAGTGTGGCAACCGCTGCCCAGGAATTGCCAGCCACCACACTCTTTGCATCTATCTATTTTACTGTCTGGTATATCTAAAGCCTCAGCTATATTTTTAACACCAACAGCCCCACATTCCATGCACTGATAAGCCTTAAATCCCTCAGGCGTATCTAATTGCTCCAGCCATAAGAACTCAGTTTTACGTTTACATCCATTACACTTAAATTGCGCATGCATGTGATAAAATCCCCTTCCTTATTGTCTACAGTGACACTGAGTACATACCAGATACTGCCCATCATGTAATAACCTGTCATCATTACATGACACGCATCTATCCATACTAGGTTTTAGGCTTTCTTTATCGTTTTCCATGCGTAATGTAAAGCCTGAACCGTTTAATATTTCAACATATCCCATTTATTCACCCCCTTTCTCTGGAAAGAACCAAGAACCCGTAGCATCTTGCTTGGCCCACACAGCATGCTCTTTAATGTTATCTAGGCATACATAACCGTAATATTCCTTCTTCGTAGTTTTGCTAAGTCCAGTGCGTAGGCTCATGCCTTTAGCACAGCACTCTGGTGGTGCTTTCGGTGGCGTGCGCTGCACAGCTGCAATCCATTCTTCATTACTTACTGGCATCGGTTCTGTGCGATCTACTGAAAAAGTTTCTGACACAGCTTGTAACTTATTTACCGATGCCATTTCTTCTCTGCTTGGACGCTTACCTTTAGCTGAGAGACCCGCATTTGAAATCGCTCTACCAATTGCGCTTGTTTCGCAGTTAGGTAAAGCAAAATTCGCATTAACGCCACGATCACTAACAGTCTCACTCGCAATTCCAGAAGCGTACGGCTTCTGATCGACTTCGGTTCTGAATAGCCTACAAATAACAATGAATCTAGTGTTTGAGGCCTCGACAATTTCTGTTTCCAATCTTCCATCTGGGAACTCCTTCCACCATTTATGTAGTCTTTCGTCTACGGTTTCGTAATTACTTAAATCAAACGCCATTAGTCTTTCCAATCGTCTGAGTTGTCAGTTTCTGCATCGTAAACTGTTTTATAAAGTGCTGTGTATGCAGCGATGTCGATAAGACTGTCAAGGTGACCAGGTGACTCTTGTAACCGACTGATTTTTTGTAAAATATTGATAATACAAATGTCGTGCGGCATGAGTGGGAAATCAATATACGAACTAACAAGCTTTGAAATCCGCTCCATGTTCGCAATTGGATGTCCGTAAACTGTGCCACGTTCGTGGATGAGTTTAATTGCGGTTGCAAAAAACGCCTCAGTTGTTGTCGGCATTAGTTTTGCTATCTGTCAGCCTTCGGTGCATATCAAAGCCATCTTTACGGCCTCGCCAATACATAGTCTGCCCGTAATTTTCTTTAATTGTTGCAATGATGCCCCAACCAATAAAATAAGCCAGCACCATATAAAGTACTAACCAGGGTGTTGTTGTCTCTATCATGTAGCCCTACTTTCCATACCACGCTTTGTGGCATAGCAATAGTGTGACATGTGTGTACGACTTTGTGGATTATTTCGGGGCGTATTTGTATAACGATTAGGTAACGATGTTACCCGTAGTACCGCCCTAGAGCTGTAAATGAGCCATCCTTATTGATCGGCACTAACGTGGGTGTTAGCGTCTTTCCTACGGCTTCTAGTATAGCAATACCCATCTGCCAATTTGCGCTTCCATAGCGGATATAAGAGGCTTTTTTTCTATCCATAAGATTACCTACCTCAACCCCATATAAGGGTCTGTAATGGCTTCCTATGGCTTCTGTATAGGCACTCATGCCCAATCTATGGCTGTGTCCTGCTATGACCGATTTGCCCCATTTTTTAGCAAGGTTAAGGGCTGTGATGCCTGCGTGCTGACTCATGCTGCCCTCATCGCCATGTGCTAAGACCCAGCCAGGATGGAATTCGTATGCAGTCTTATGGTAATCAATACCCATAGATGCAAAGTCCATGAACTTAGGGTATTGCAATTCTGGTAAACCTATTAAGCCAGGTGCTTTTAGAAGAGTGTTATAAAGGCGATCAGTATGATTACTACGGATAACACTAGCCTTTGCGCTGTACTCGGTAAGATCCCAAAGAATGTCTTGACAAGCTGCACGATCTTCGTTAAGAGTCTGACTGTAAGCCAAAGGTGTGCCATCGGCCCACTTGCTAATTGTTTGAAAATCGATCTCATCGCCAACACATAAAACCTCATCAAACTTCTCACGTCTTGCCAACTTAATGACGTTCTTGACTGCATGCTCATGGTGAAAGGGTATCTGAAGGTCTGAAATTACAAGCCATCTTTTTGTACTAATCTTCATCCTCTTCTGTAGGATCAATACTAGGTATGATGCCGCCATCACCTATTACCCAGTCAGGCATGGTTGCCCTATCTGATACAAAGTACAATGCACAACTCTCATTAAAGCCAGCCTTACGTGCAGCCTTGTATATTTCGTTCATGCAAATATAGTGCTGTTCTAACTTAGATAATGGCTCTGGTGATTTACGCACCACACGCCTGTTTATCTTTTTACGTTTACGTCTTGTATCAGCCATGTGTTTATTGTCTCTTAACTATTAGAGAATACAATTCATCGACACGCGTTTCTAATCTATCAATGGAATCTCGGAGACTTGAGCCCCCGTTGCTTTTAAGTTCGGATAGGTAAGACTTAATAACCCAACGTAGACCCATGAATATACTTGTTAGTATGGCGCATACTCCAACGCCTAAACCAACCCACTCGTTCGGGCTCATGCTTCATCTGCACCGAGGCCATAAGCACTGTCGGATTTATCTAAAGCCCTAGCTGCTGGTCCTGCTAATGCTGCAACTATCACAGACACTGCTGGATCTAAACCTAATTCATTACTAGCTAAAAATGTCAGAAATGACACCAGTACGCCACGTGCATAGGATTTAAGTATTGCTTTTTGTTTCTTGCTGATCTTCATAAGTTACCCCCTAGTAGTGGTATATCAAACGGCTTAGAATCTTTGTCGCCTAACTTTGTAAAGCTAATATGTATGTGCTTTGTATGCTTGTTAAAACCTTTGTATTTACGCCACTTAAAATTAAGTATCCTGCTAGCAATCATGCCATTATGGATTACGTAAGATATGCGCTTATCGGTCTTTGCACAGATTCTGATCTGGTCAGCCAGATATACTGAGATCCCCTCGGATGAACCCAAGCGAGAATCAACATCAATGGCTCGTACACACCCATCTGCATCTGGATTATGATCCGATTTTGTGGTGGAATGACGAGCATCACCCAGCCACCCATCAGAGGTAGTGCGACGATCTGGGTACCAGGTATCAATCTGATCTCTTAATTGTGTACCTGCAGCGCATAGCCATGGCTTCAATTTATTGTAACCATTACTTGCATAATGCCTGATCCTGTGGTTGCTACTGCATAAAGAGCTTCATTATCAGATAACATCATAGATAACTTATCGCCATTATCCATTAAGTAACCTGTAGAAGTAGTAACGCCAGGACCACCTACATAAACCTCGTGCTTTGCATGAAGATAAACCATCTGATCTGCTCTATTGGCTGTAACCAATAAAGTAGCTGTAGTGGTTACGGTTACTTGTGATGTACTAGGCATGATGAATTATCCCCCAAGATTGTGCTTAAAGTCCTAGCGCTTCCAAGTCAGAGATTGTAAGCCCAAGCGCAGCGAGTTTAGCCTGTGCTGTTGCTTTGGCCTGTGCTTTTACTTGTTCAGCCTGTGCTTCCTCTGCCTTAACCTGCTCTATTGCTGCATCAATTTCAGCCTGAGTTGGTGCATCACCATCTAAAACATCCCATTTAATAGTAGAATAATCATAATCTGAATAAGAAAATTGTGCGTTTGGTTTTAATTTGTTAATTGCTTTTGCTAAATAATCGTTCATTATGCACCAATTTCCATTAGAGTTATTACAGAAGTTTTATTACTATCAGGTTGAAAAACTACTTGTGCGCTAAGTGAGGTTCGTAATGACCTGCCTTGTGTCTTGTATGTTGTTGCAGATGTTGTTGCTGGACTATCTAAATAAACTAATGCGCCTACAGTTCCAAGAAGTATACCAGTTCCATCAGTACCAGCATTCATATAGAAAGTGTCATCAGCGCCTGAAGCGAATACACTTGTAGCACCTCTTAAAATTTGAATTGATGTGCCTTGACTGGTTGCGGAACGAGAATACCAAAATGCTTGGTTAATCATAACCAACACTTTAGAAGTTGCTGAGGTTGGTGTAATAGACAAAGACAAACCTGTGTCTGTGTAAGTATTTGTTGCTATAGTAGTTGCAGTTGCGTAAGTGCCTTGAACAACTTGCAAAACTTTTCCACCACCACCTGCTGGCGCACCTGCAGCTTTAATAAAAACGGCTGCGGATGAACTTCTAAAATCTAATGTTCCACTTTCCCATTGTGCTAATACTAAAGATGAAGCTGTATTGACAGTGGCTGTGCCTGCAGTAATTGTGCAAATTCCTGTACCAATATTTGTTATTTGAACTGTGTCGCCATCTGCAAATAAACCTGTGTTTACGGTTATTGTAGTTGCGCTTGCATTAGACATAGATATGGCTGTACCAGCATCGGCAGCAACTAATGTATAACTTGCAGTCTTAGCGGATGCTGCTCCGCCTAGCATCGCTGTCTGTTGCAGCGAAGTCATCTGTGCAGCTGTTAACACCTGCCCAGTCGTAAACGTCTGTTTTGCCATGATACCCCTTAGTAACTTAGGACATTATAGTCTAAAGTGCCATAAATCGTATCATTTAGGATAAATGCGTCTATGACTGGCTCTAATGTCGTGAACGTGGTTTTCCAACTATTCGGTGTTATATTCATTTTTACACCAAAAATCTGTAAGGTCTTTTCTAGGGTAGATCCACCTGGCTGGGTGGTAATTACCTTTATGGGATCAAAGAAGTCTAGGTCTAGAGCCGCAATTATGCCTGTGTTGTAATCTGGCGTGTATAGGTCTAGGACTATCGAATCGACTCGTATGCTTGTCTCGGCTCTGCTAGCAACATAGGCCTGCGCATAATCTAGGGCCACCGCATCGCTTTGCATAAGCAAGTTATCTAAAAAGTAACTATGCAAGAAATATTTATCTATGCTGGCTTGGTTTAATGCTATTTGTGCTGTGCCACCTGCTCTAGTAATTGTGGCTTTATTAAATATCAATACGTCATTAAGAATCCAACTGGCATCAAAATAAACTATACCTGTGCCATTATCTGCAAAGATTGTAGGTGTACCGCCAATAGATCCAGCTGTAACAGTTCTATCTTGAAACACAAAAGAGCCAGTAGCATCTACATATAAAGCGCCATATTCTGAATTGGCCACTGTAGTTAAAGCCTGTAATGCGGTGCGGTTAGTACCTGGGTCTGCCTGCATTGTAGTAAGTCCTGCATCTACGTCACGCATTGAACTAGGCCAAGATATAGAATCTAAAATTTGGTTAACACGTGTACCTGATAAGTCGCCAGCACTAGCACCTGTAACTGTGCTGATCTGGGCTAACTGCGCAAGTCTAAATGCATCTACAGCTTCTATAGTAGTTGTTGCTATTTCACCAGAAGACTCATCTGGGTATCTAGTTACATAACTTGTAATAAACCCAGAGAATATAGGATAAGTAACACTGCCATAAGTTGCCGTTATCTGCACTTTTTTCATAGGTGTTAAAAGTCCTGCGTATGGTCCGCTGAAGTTCTGGGGATTAAAGTCGCCATTTTGATCTATGATAGTTAAACTCAGTGAGCCTGTTTGAAATTGATCTGATAATGCACTACGGCCTCTGTTGGTCTCAATGCGATTAACACGATTAGATACGTCTACGATTACAGCTGTCGAATCGGCTAATATGTTTGTATCCAATACACCCGTATCTAATATCATGGCCTGAGCAAAACTAGGGCCAGTGCTAAAGTTAATTACTGCATTTATTACTGGTATTGGCATTAAGGTAATCCGCCATTAGGTGCTGTGCTATAACCACTGCGCCCAGCGACTTGGATACTTTCTGCCATAAGTTGAGCGAACCTATCACCCGATGGGGTGCTAACAGTTAGATTAACGTCTACAGATCTATTGCCTGATTCTCTAGCTCTTTCTGTAGCAATTTGTGACACGTTCATACCGCTATAAGCAGACGTGCCTACTAATGAAACTGCTAGATTTTGGAAGTAACTAGCAGGTAATGAAGTAGCAGGTGATGGTGCTGACACCATTGTAGTAGGCGCACCAAACATGGCGTTAATCTTTTCTATCTGCGCATTGATTCTATTTATTAAAGATCTCACCTGAACTAAAGCAAACTCTGTAATACTCATACCAGCTGCTTTAGCTTGCTCAGCAAGTTTTTTTAATGCATCGGCTGCTTCCATCTCTGCCAGTATCTTTTTAGCTAAAGCATCATTATTATCTAAAATTGCTAGTTGTGCTTGTAGTCGTAATTTAGTTTCATCATCGGTTGCTTTAGCCAGAGCAGCAGTTAATCCTATGCGCTCTAGGTCAAACTTTTTTTTCAATTCTTCTACGTTTTTATTTTCTAAAGCATTTTTTTTCGTGATGATACTAAATTCTTCTTTGCGAGCTTTAAGTAATGCTTGGGATGTACGTAAATCTGGTATACCTGAATATCCGCCTACATTCGGTTTACCAGGAGCGTTACTCTTACCAATATCATAACCAATTAAGGCTAATGCCCCACCTATAATTAGTTTTTTAGAACCAAATGCAAGAAAAGCTAAAGCGCCTAATAATTTTCCAACATCGCTATCTGCAAACTTTTTAACTTCTCCAGCTAATAATCCCAACCCTCTTACCGTATCGGCAGTAGCCAGTGCAAAACTGTTCATTGATTTGGATGCTTCATTTATAGAATTATCGTTGCCCAAAGCAGTCAAAGCATCAATTAATCCTTTACCTATAATTTCCGTAGCATCTGCGGCAGCTACTTTTAATGCATCCATTTTGCCAGCGTAAGTATTCAATCTGGCTAAAGCTTGACCTACAAATCTTTTTTCCAATGCAGACATAATTTTATTCATATCGCCAGAAGCAATTATGTTTGCATCTATTCCAGTATTTAATCCTTTAATAGCTTTTGTTTGGCCTCGTACTCCAGCTGCTATTGCGCTAATTACGGTTTCTAAACTTGCGCCAGTACCAGCGCTAACGTTTAATGCAGTTTCTAAAGCCTGCTGACTAAGAGTGACTGACCCAGTAGCGTTTAATAAAGTCTGGAAAGCTGGGCGTAACTGATCGTCTAATACTTTATATAAATTCTGTAAGTCTGCAATGTAAGTTTCTACTTCGGTTACCCTGAATGCATTACCTGTATTCTGTAATTGAACCGCTAATGATTTAGCGGCTTTCTCATCGGCTGCAAAAGCATTAACAGCCTTTTTCCCAAATGCAACTAATGCTGTTGTAGCAAAAACACGATTAAAAGTCCTGCCTAATTTTTGTGTTTGTTTATCAAAGGCCGATATATCCTTCTGGCCTTTTTTTAATGCTTTGCCATTAAATGTGGCAATAGCCGAGACGACTACATTGGCCATTAGGCTGCCTTCTTAATTTCTGTAGATTTGTTGAATTGTATAGCTGTAGAATTTATGGCTTTGAGAATTGCATCATAAACTTCTTGACTATCCTGAGCCCAAGCCTTAAAGATAAGTCTGCCTTTAGTTTTCTTGCCACCACCACGTACACCTTTAATCTTAGGTTGTGATGTAAGTGCAGGCATTGACGTTACAAACTGATAACCTGCAAAAGGATTATTTGATGCGTATTCTCTTGTAGATTTATTATAGGTATATTCTTTAGCTCTTCTAGTACCCTCAAAGCCCTGCACTGCGCCCATTAGTGAATTACCTGTGCTTAGATCTATTTGCTGAAATGGCGCACGACCTTGTGGATTATTACGGCCTGCAGTTTCATATATGCGACCAGCTGCACTTACGTTATATACGTAGTTGCTCACCTTAAATCCGTTTCTAAATGTTTTGTTTTCGCCTGAGTTATATCCAATACCTGCTTTTACGGTACTAGCATCATATCTTGGAAATGGCCGATAGTTAATTTCTGGGTTAGGTGCTTTACTCCAGCCTGACAATACACCGCTGTTACTTGGTGCAAATGCTTTGGCTTTATTTGCCACACCGCGCATTAAAGGATCTATAGCATTCCTAATACGCTGGCGCATATCTTCATCAATAAATGCTAAACCTTTAAGGACATCATTAACGCCTACGACCTCTACTGGCATTTTTGATCTCCTTCGCTCTATCGCTCAACACCTGCACTATTGCTGTAAGCATGTCTGAGTCCATATTGATAAACTCACTAGGCGCAATTCCAGTCTCTACACTTATAGCAGCCACTGTATAGAGAATGGAATCACGCTGTACTATTTTTTTTCTTCGTCTAATACCTCGACAGTTTCTAAGCTGTCAATAAACTCTGCACCCCATAAAGGTACTTGCGCACCTGATCTACGTAAGCATTCCCATGCTAGCCAATAGATATGACTCTGCATTTCTGACTCACGTAGGGCTTTAGAGATGCCCATGCCTTTACTGATTTCAAAAGCGTACTCAACTCCTGGTGTTATCTTGTGTTCAGATACCTCGCCATTAGCCCTTGTAATTTTTAGCTTTGCCATTATTACTCCTTAGTTAGAATGCCACCGATGTTGACACTGTTACTACTGAGTTTACTGTAAAAGACAGACTAGAACTAGCAATTTCAGCGACGCCACCTTGACCGATTGGGGTCAGATTGTTGACCAAAATTGAGAATTGATAAGTTGGGTTAGTTGCTGATACTGCAGTGCCTTTAACGGTAATTACTGATACCGCTATGGTTTGTCCAAATGCGGCATTAAGTGTTGTCATTACCTGTGAAGCGGCCCAGTCGTTCAGGAAGTCAATAGAAAATGTGGCAGATTGTAAGCCTTGGGCAAAACGGTGGCTAAGATCTGACATTGTGGTGACTTCTAATTCATCTACAATTTGAGTAATTACTGCATTAGTTACTAAAGAACTTATATCCACTGATGGTACTGTAGGCGCAGCGGCAGTAGCCAATTTCACGCCTACATTGTTATTTAAGTATATGGCCATTGTTATTCCTCTTCTTTTTTAGTTTGTGCGGTTGGTTTTGGTGCTTCTTTGATTTGGCCTATCTTAATTAAGAAGGCTAAATCTTCTGCTTGTGAACTCATTTTAACTCCAGCTCGTTAGGATTGATACGGTTATTTCAGATGTTAATAAATCTCCACTAGCTGCGTTAGTTATAGCTGGAGCAGAGACACTTGATATGTTTAGCACCAAAGATGATGCGTTTAGTTTAGTCACTACGGCTACAATAAAATCTTCTATGCCTGCTAAGTTACCTTGATTGTCAAAGGCTGGTGCGGTGATCATCACTTTGAAGTTTGCTAGTGGTGCAATACTTGTGTAGTCATTATTAGACGGCACTATGTATGGATCAGATGGTGTAATAACTACGCTGTTAGCTAAGAATGTTGCAGGTGGATAAGCAAAGGTAGACCACACGCCTGCATTGGCTAGGTCTGTTGCTAATGTGCCACGTAATGTGGTTATTGCTGCTGGCATTATCCGACCAGTGAATTAGGATTAGAATACGGTTGGATGAGACCACGTACCCTATTTATCAGTTGGTACCCCATCCTGTAGGGACTTGCAGTGATCCCATCCATACCTACCCCACCAGTCTGGCTAACTTGACGTGATTGCCAGATGTCTACAGCTACGATCATCGCAGCCTCTCTGATGGCAGGGGTCGCAGTGTAAGCCTGTGATTTTGTATCTGGGCCAGCGGCCTTACCGTATGGTTTAATAAAATGGAATGGATCGTTTGCAGCTGTCTTTGCGTATTGAACTATGCTGTAACCGTTAGGGTATGAACTAAATGCGTATGTACTCCAGAATGCTGTGCCAATAGATGCTGGCACTGTAGTACCTGGGAATGCTCCTGTAATTGTGTATGTGCCGTTATATGTTGCACCAGAATTACTTACTGTAATTGATTGACCAGTTACAAATATGCCTGGGTTTGCTAATACTAAAGTCGCAACGTTATTGCTAATAGATGAGCCGACTACGGGCGCATCATTTTGCCAAAGATATTGATTGATTAGGTCTTCTGCCGATTGACAGCACTCTTCTACAGTTGCATCGCTGTATAAACTACCGATCCCAAGATTCGTGCGTAACTCCGCTTGGGTCACCATTGTGGCTGGCATGCTGTCCTCTCTTAAAAAAGCTCCCTAGGGCTAGGGCTACTAAACCCTAGGGATTATTAAATTAACTAACTTATTACGTCAGGTTGAAGCGGCGAACGCCACCAGCGACCAATACACCAACAGCCATGTAGCCGTATAGTGATGTCTCGATCTCGCCTGATGTTGGGATGTTTGTTGACAGACGTAGAATTGGTGACTCGTAAATTGATACTGAAGATGGAACTACAATAAATGCAGACTCATCGATAGTTGTTGACACTGCGTTTGGATCTACGTATAGATCTAGACCTAATACGTTACCACGTAGTGATGTTGGTACAGATGCTCCTGCATTGTTCATTGGGTTAGCAGCATTGTAAATTGGGCGACCTGTTGAATCGGTTGCGCCTAATAGTAGTGACCACTGTGATGTACCAGCGATGTACTTAGTTGCTAATTCACCTGTTGCTAGGTATGCAGCTGGTGCTTCTGTTGATACGTAGGAAATAATTCCTGCTGAAGATGCTGCTACTGCTGTACCTTGTGTACCGCCTGCAGTTAATGCTGCAATTACTGCTGCATCTGTTGCCTTGTTATAGGCACGGGTCATGTTATCCAACATGGCCTGGAAAAACTCTGGTGAGCTGCGCTCTAGAATTTCTAAGCTGTAGCGTTGTAGTCCAGCATACTTCTTAACGGTTAGGTTAACGTATGAAGATACGATACCTGTCTCAGATGGACCTGCACCTTCTGCAGTCTCTGCAACTGTACCATGTAGTGATCTTTGGTACTGAGATTGTCATGCCTGCTGCTGGTAATGCACGTGATCCGATTGCATCAATAGCTGGGCGTGAGCCAATAAGTGTATCTACTACTGTAGGTACATATTGGGTTGGGCTAAATGCTGGGTTAGTAGTAAAGCTGTCATCTGCGTAATGTATACGCTTTGCTGCATCGGCTTCTGCCTTCATTACCCACTGTGCTGACTCGTGGTTTCCTAATTTTGCTTTAATGCTGTGTTCTAGCATGTTAGCTTGTGTTTTAATTGGTGAGCGAGGCTCTGTATAGAATGATGCACTAATTGTTGGGCGTGCAGCCTCTACTGGAGCAACCTCTACCACTGGTACTGCTGTTGGCTCGGTGGTGTTGTCCACTTGTGCCTCACTTTCCGTAGTTGGTTGATTTGTTGCATCCGCTTCGCCTTCGCTAGCGGCAACTTTAGTTACTTTTGCATGTTCGCCAAATGCGGCGGATTCGACAAGGCTAACTTCTTTCAGTTGTGCCTTAGTTACATAAATATAATCTTTTTTCTGTGATGATTTGATTACATCCACGCCTACAGATAGGCCATCTATTAACTGCTCACTTGCAAGCATTAAGGCATCTGATCCTTGCATGCTGGCACTAATCTTAAAGCTGGCATAAATACCATCTTCTGCTTGATTAAAATTTTGCATACGACCAATAGGCTTATCGTTGCGGTGTTGCATTAGCATCTTGATTTTGCCTGGATCGCCTATGTCTATTGACCCCTTAGCAAATACGACTTTACCGACACTGGTGTTACCAGGTACTTCAAACGGCACAATTTTGCCTGCAATGATTCTGCGCTCACCGTCTGAACTTTCTATCTGACTGCTAAACTCAAGAAACATCGTAACTCTCATTTCCGTTAGGTGACATGTCTTCCATTTCTTTTGCTTGCTCTACATCTATAAGACCTAAAGCCAACATCTTCTCTAGTACTTCTAACCTTGCTTTATCATCTGATCGTAGAAAAGTCTCTGAAATATTAAAACGCACAGTGTGTCCATTAGCAGTTATATCGTTCATGCTTAGTCTGTCCTCAATAGCACAGATATACGGCTGTAGTGAATACGCTACAAATTCTTTGCGTCCATCAATAATGTTCTGGTAAGTCATACTATTGTTCATGTCTGCAGATATGTAATATGCAGGTACGTTCATAGCACGTGCAATTTGTGTGGCTAGATATTGTGATGCTTCGTTATACATCATATCTTTAGGACTAAAACCAACAGTCTCGTAAGATAATGTGCTGGTTAAATATGCAGTAGATCTTGATTGACGTGCTGCCTTCCAAGCTGCTAATAATCCTTGTACTTGTGCTTCTGGCATATCTGCACCAGTGTTTTTAATAAATCCTGTTGCCATAGGTGTCTGTGCTGCTACAGCTGCAGCTTTTTCTAAATCTAATGCGCTTTGTATTGTGCGACCTGCTGTTTGTAATACACCTTGCGTTAATCCTTGAAATGTAACTAATGAACCAACACCTACCATTGGCACTTTTTGTCCATCTACTGTGTAATACAAAACTTCTGTGCCTAATGCATTTAATTGTGGAACTACACGTGTATTAGCAACCCATTCAAATCTTGATGGTCTTAAATCATCTGCATAAACTTCTGTAACACGCCAATATGCAACACCGTAAAATATAAGACTATCGACAGTCCACGAAATAGTGACGGATCGTGGCTGTCGGATATCTGGCTGCTCGCACCAGAGTGGCTTGGCTAATTCTTCGCCTGTAGATTTTTTATACAGCTCTAATGGTAAATATCCTATAACACCTTTAATTAAATTAGCGCATCTATTAACAGCTGGTACTTGTGTTGCAAGTGTGCGATCCATAGGACCTGCACCAAATGTGTTATATCCAAAACCAATAGTGCTATCGCCCATAACGGCAGGGGCGTATTGCGCTTGTACGGTTTTATTATTAGTGGTTATACCCAAAGCAGACAATAGACCCATATGTATACTTTATACCATAAAACGCCCTAATCGTGCAAATTAGACAAATATTTGTGCGGTTTGTTGTGGGCGTGTCAACTGGCTTACAACCATAGCCAAAGATATTGCAGCTGTAACGTCACCTGCAGATTTACGCCTAATTATGCGCCATCCAGCATCGCTAGTTTTAGCAGCACAATTATTTAAGTGTTGTACTAGATCTGCCTGACCACTATGGACCATTCTGCCGTTAGCCATAGCATCTGATAAATCTGAACATGCCTGGTAGAAGGCTTGACCAGATACATCTTGCATGCGCCATCCACTTTGCTCTAATCGTGTGGCTATCGACTGTGTTGCATATTTGTCAAAACAAATTATATGTGGATGGTACTTACGAGCCCATTCATTTATGTCACTTGCCATCTTAACTTCATCTATTGCAATATCACTATGCCAAAGCTGTGCAAGTCCTACAGCTATTTTATCGTCTTTCATTTGACCCATTATTAAAGCACCTGATCGCCTTGTCGGTGCAATATCAAAGGCCATTATAGTCATAGGCCCGACAGGAATCTCTAGTGTGCTGTCACTGCATGCTTCTATACTGCCAAACACCCAGGGGCTGACCGCACTATCTATCCACTGACAAAGCATCTCTGTTCTTGTGGCTTCGATGCTATTTGTTGCTACGGACTCTTCTAAAGTTTCTTCTGTTATTAGATATCCTAATGCTGGATTAGCCATAACCCAGGCTTTGCGATCATGTATCTTGCAGTGCTGTGGTGCTGACCATTCGTAATAACCTAAAGTCTCTGGTGGGTAAGATAAAGCTCTTTCTCTAAGATCGTTCAATACTGTGCTAAATCCATCACCTGCGTTACTGGTAATAAATGTCATAGCGTTAGGTCTTGCACGTGTTACTGGTAATGCAGCTGTAAATGCCTCTGGTGTCCATTCACGTAATTCATCTAAATATAAGAATCCAGCCGATTTTCCTCTAGGGGCGTCTCTAGTTGCTGCAGCAATTTCATAACGATTGCCATTAAGTAATGTTATTGATTCTTGACCGTTAGCCAAGCGGATCTGTCTTACCTGGTCTTTTAAGAATTGATTGTCTTCTATCATGTATGCAACTTGTCTAAAGGTATCTAATGCCATGTTTCTGTTAGAAGACATGCCTAATACGTTTTTTGTATTCCATAAGAATAAATGAGCCAGGATTAACATACGAGCTAGATGTGTCTTGCCGTTTTGTCTCGAAATCAGCGCAATTCCTAGCTTCTTCTTAAAATTGCCTTCGCCATCTACGGATAAAAGATCATCTAATAACCAGCGTTGCCAGGGAATCAAAGGAAGGTTAATTTTCTCAGCTAGATCGGCTACCTCTTGCGCTTTGGATAATGTTTTGAGTAAAGGCGTGTGGATTCTAGGCTCAGTGCTGCCAATTAACCCGACCCCTCGTGGCGTCTGTTTTAGTTCCGTATCACTTTGCATCGAAGTCAAGCGTATCAGGTTTAATAAATGGTGAATCTGGCACTGTTCGGACCGTCTCAGGGAGAGAACGTTCAGAAAAGACAGGGGGGGTCGCCTTGTGGCTAAAAAAACGGCCACCTTTACTGCTATTACACGACTTACACATAGATTGCAAATTATCAGCTGCCCACATATCGCCACCCTTTACACGTGGCACAATATGATCCACAGTATGCGCTGGTTTGTTACACACCACACACTGCCAACCATCACGATCAAGTATGGTAATGCGTAGCTTCTTCCACTTACCTGTGCTTATAGCCTTACGACTCAATGCCAACCCTTTAACTTGTAATGCTCATAAGCTGCACACATACTGCCATATCTGTTCATATTATATTTAATACCCCAGTCTATCTGCTTAGTACCACTGACAGTACCTAACCACTTGGACCTACCCTGTGGTATGCCATAGTGTGAGCCATTACGTGCTTTAGGGTTTAGCCTACTTTCAGCTGTATATAGATCTACTAAACAATACGCTTCTGTGAAATCGTTTAATTGCATGAGTATGTATTGCTTATAATGTGTTGGTTTGTAATTCTCAGTTGCAACGGAATAATCTTTTGAAAAGCAAAGAGTTAATGCAATAACACATAGGTGTGACCAAACTCTGCGCCTTCCGAGCCCTGCCGTTGGCGGCTCAGCTTTTCGATTTAAGATCGAACGCTTTTTAGGGTAGCCGATCATGTCAAGTAGGGCTATGCTCATGTGCGAACTCCGTCTCAATATGTGGACTGTGATTTGCAACACACTATACGTAAATCATCTGTATCTATCCATGTTTCATCAAAACCAGACTCTGTCATTTAGGGTAATTTTCTTTTGGCCACATTATTTTTAACGATTTATCTATAAGATATACATACCTGTGTTTTCTTGATCTCGGTATCCACACACCCTTAAATCCTTTACTTTTACCTCTGCTTAATTTTTTGCCATTTTCAAATATAAAATCATTTTTTTGTGGTGATAAACCATGATAACTAAAATTAGCTGCTTGATATATTGCACCAACATGCCTATCTGAATCTGCGTAACTTATTACAGCTCTGATCTTTTTCTTTTTCAACTCTCGTAGACTATAAGCTATAAAGCTAGATCCTATGTTTTTACCATTAAGAGAAGGCTCTAGCACAAGCCTAGACATTTCTAGTAAATCAGGATAACTACCCCTTGGCAAGCCAAACGCACTGAGAGCCGAGTTGGGCACAGACAAAGGTGAATAGACAATAGCCCCAACTATTTGATAATCCTTGATAATGCCGTAGCAATACTGACCTATAAAGCGTTTGCTGCCTAAGTAATGATGATTAGACACCAGTTTATATGATTCTGCATAACTAATTGGCTTGTAAATGTTGAGCGATGGGGTCAGAATTGAACTGCCATCTGATAGCTGGAAAGCTAACTGTGTTTGCATTACACCACCATCGCATGATTCATTACTTAGCCCCTATCAATGCACAAGTGTGGCAACCGCTGCCCAGGAATTGCCAGCCACCACACTCTTTGCATCTATTTATTTTACTGTCTGGTATATCTAAAGCCTCAGCTATATTCTTAACACCAACACAGCCACACTCCATGCACTGATAAGCCTTAAATCCTTCGGGCGTATTTAGCTGCTCAAGCCAAAGGAACTCAGTCTTACGCTTGCATCCATTACACTTAAATTGCGCGTGCATGTGATAATATCCCCTTCCTTATTGTCTACAGTGACACTGAGTACAAACTAAGAAATTACCTGAGTGTATAAGCCTGTCGTCATTACAAGCTACACATCGCTCGGTACTGGGGTTTAGGCTTTCGTTATCATTTTCCATACGTAATGTAAAGCCTGAACCGTTTCTTACTTCTACATAACCCATCTATTCACCCCCTTTTTCAGGAAAGAACCACGAACCTGTGGCATCTTGCTTGGCCCATACTGCATGCTCTTTAATGTTATCTAGGCATACATAGCCGTAATATTCTTTCTTTGTAGTTTTACTCAGGCCAGTGCGTAACGTCATGCCTTTAGCACAGCACTCTGGTGGTGCTTTCGGTGGCGTGCGCTGCGCAGCTGCAACCCAATCTTCATTACTCAATGGCAACGGCTCTGTGCGATCTACAGTAAATGTTTGTGGCACAGCTTGTAACTGCACCACTTTATTCATTTCTTCTCTGCTAGCACGCTTTCCCTTAGCCGCATAACCCGCGTTTGCAAGCGCACGGCCGATCGCTGAAGTCTCGCAGTTTTCCAATGCAGAAGTTGAATTAACACCGCGATCAGAGATGCTCTCACTAGCAAGTCCAGTCGCACACGCTTTAGCATCGGCTTCTG